TAACCTATGGCGAAAGCCATAGGATTAAGAGAGAGGAAAATAACAAACCCATTTTAAAACGCTTTAAAAGCCGTTTAAAACATTTTAAAAATTTTTAATCGTAAATTGATACCAACCAAAAATAAAACGCTTCTACGGGCGTTTTAGGGGCTATTTTTGAGTTATTGAGCATCATTTAATAATCGACTGAAAGTAATCTTGCACATCTTGCAAAATATCCTCCTCATCTTCAGGCGTTAATTTTAAAAACGGACGAGCAGGAATATCCACCTTTTTGCCACGCCCTGCCTTGCCACCAAATTGATGAATTGCCGCATAAGCCACATTCGTCCCCACCATCGCATTATCGTTATCGTGAGTGCTATCAATGCTCGCCATCAAGTTTTCCGTATCAACAAGCGGCGTACCTTGCCGATACTTCAACCCCTGCCAAGGCGGACGACCACCTGCCTCAAAGTTTTGCAGCACGGCTGACTCCATCGTGCCCGCAATCGCACGCATCAACCGCTTACGATGTTTTATCCGATTATGCAGCTTACGCAAAACCTCATTCACACTTTCGGTCGAGGTCAATTCAATCTCAATCATTACTTGATTTCCCTTTTTAACAGGTATATATTCACAACACGCACTTAGAAAAGCGATGAATCTCGAAGATCGCAGGCGAAGAGGTGAAATAGACTCGGGACTGTGTGCAGGTGATTTCGAGCCCTGCCTGAGTACGTTTTAAATAGCCACTAGAAAAGCGATGAATTCTGCCCATCGCAGCCTACTTGAGATGGCTTGTCCTGCTCAGGTGTGCGAGAGCGTGTGGGGTTTGGCAGTACCCCCTAGTGGCTTTTTAAAAATACTTTTTTCCACTCTTTTTCGTTAACATTCCTAAAAGATAAAATAAAAATCTCATTGGTTTCTTCTAAGAATTTCAGCACAGTAACATATCGAACACCTAAAATTTCTTTATAAAATTCAAATTTCCCATCAGTTACAATTTTATCAGGCTGATTTAAAATATCAGGCAATAACCCATACTCTTCTACCCCAAAATCCTGCCCATCACGGCTATTAAACTGCTTAATCAAAGTGTCGTCTGAAAGCCACACTGTCGCAGTATTGGATTTCATCAATGCCTTACTTTCTTCAGTCAATACCCCCGCCGCAAATTTAAAGTTTTTGGTTAAATTATCACGCACCGCAAACATCTGCTCTGCCGTGAGCTTTTTACCTTCAGAGCTAAGCGTTCGCTTCATTTCTGAAACTTGTTGCTCAAGCCGTTTATAATCCAACCTAAACTCCGCCCCCGTCATTTCTACCTTGGCAAACTGGTGTGCCAACTTCTCAGGGTATAAATCTAAATTCGGCTTATAGCTCATTCGCCCCACATTGTAATCAAACCCCTTGTCAGCAATTCGCACCGTGCCATCAGCCAACTTAAAGCCCACGGTTTTCTCTTTATTGCCAAACTTATCCGCAGGGCGTGTTGCCTCTACCAAAAATTCAGCGCTATCACCCACTTCCTCAATCCCTCGTCGTGCCAAGTCTCGGTCGGATAACGCAATCACGGTGCAACGGCAATTAAAGCCATTCGGTGGGTAAAAGGTCGTCCAAAACGGATCATCATAGCGATAAATCTTACCGCTCAATGCTAAGTGAGCAGGACGGGTGCGAGCATCCCCCACCGCCGAATACTGCCAATAAGGACGATTGTCCACATTATCCCGCAATCGTTGATAACGTGCTGCAGAGTAAGCTGCCTGCATATTGACCCGATAAATCGTATTCAGCCTGCGAGGTGTGCCAAAATATTCACCTGTTTTCGGGTCGGCAAGTAACTTGCCATCAATCCCCTTGCTGATCTTCTTATCATGCCCAGCCAACCAGCCCTTACGCTCAAATTCGCCCACCAGCTCTTTTTTCCACTGGTGCAACGGCTTACCTTCACGCATTGCCGTTTCTAACGATTGATAAATATCCTTCGTCATCTCCGCGCTACTCAGCCGTGCAATCGTAGCCGCACGAGCCAGTGCACTCTCTTTTAAATCTTTGGTAAAGACTTTCGCTGCCAGCATTTTCTTTTGGCGTAAAAATTCGACCGCTTGCTCAGGCGTTTGCCCAATTTTAAACGCTACGTTCGCCATTACTTGCCCCTAACAAATCTGCCAAAAATAACGCACTCGCCAAATACTGCTGATGAGCCTGTACCGACAACTCAGGGTAAAGGGCAATCAGCTTGTCGCTGGCTTCTTCATAGCTACTGCACGCCATCAACACGCCCACCATTTTCTTAATCGTTGGCTCAAGTTGGCGATTAAAATCAGGCTCGGTAAAAGCGTCATCAGCGGCTTTATCCAACACCCCTTGCTCATCATCACTATAGCTTGCAATCTGCCCCGATAAATGCACCGCTTGCCCACACCCACACGGGCATAAACTCCCCTCTTTCATAAAGAGGGGCTGGGGGAGATTTTGAGATTTTGCTGACAAAGCGGTCGATTTCCCCGCTTCTTTTGCCGTTTTTAAATCTGCTTTAACCTCACTTTGAAGCGGTTTTAAAATCTCTTCTTGCTCATCGGCAAGCGGAATACCCGTTTTCTCGTGTGCCCACGCTACTGAAATTTTCATCCCGTGTGCCACTAAATTCGGTAATGCCTCCGAAAAAGTTTTAATATCCTCATACTCCTTCAAATCGAAGGCAAAATAAGGAATACGGTTCGGGTCGATATTTGGGAAATTGATTTGCAAGAACGGCAAAATCAACTGCTGCGTAATGGTCTGCTCAAGCTGTTTGGCATCGCTAATCAATAAATCACGGCGGACTTCATTGTGGATGTTCCCCAGTGCATTCGTTGAGCTTTTGCCATCCGCACCACTCGTTAAAGTCTGTCCTAAAATCATTTTGGCACTAAGCTTGCTTGCCCAGTCGCTCATCTGCAAATAAGGGTTATTACCTGCAATGGATTGCGATGCCGCATTATGCAGTTCAATTTGCATTGAGTCTGGCATAATCCCTGCCGCATTGTGACCAATATCCGACAACGCACGGAGCAACGAACGTTTTTCATCTTTGGTCGCACCTGCCCCATATTTACCAATCCGAATCGGGAAGCCATACAGTTCTAAAAACTCCGCAAAATCGGTGACTGCGTAATAGTTAAACATATAAAGCCACGCCAGCGTTCGCCCTAAGCCATTTCTGGCAAGTGGGCTTGAGCGGTTTTTGTGGCTATGCACAATCCATTTCTGGGCAATCAACGGCTCGCCTTGCGGATTAAGCGGTGAAATCAACAACAAATTATCATTGTCATCTAACTTAAACCACGAAGCAGGGCGATGCACAAAACGCTTCGGTAACCACTTACCTTGCTCAAAATGCCATTCAATTTCGTTTGCGGAAAAGCCTTGCAAGCAAGCGTCCATTAAATCCATCAACAAATCATCTAAATAGCCGATTTGCTCAAATAACTGTTTTACTTCCGCAGTCAATTTCTCTTCCGCTTCAGTCGCATTCAGCGGGGCTTTAATTGCCCAGTCTAGCGTAAGCGTGGCACGTTTACGGGTCACTAAATTGGACGCAATCGCTGCATCTTGCTCTTCAATATCCATAAATAGCTGGGCTTGTTCTTGAATGTTGCCCTGCTCCGCATCATCAAAAATCGCCTGCAACTTCTGCGGGCTGAGTTTTCTGGATGGATGATCGTCTAACACCCGCCCCATGCTCATTACATCCGCCTCATCAGTTTGCAACTGTTCTTTTTTCTCACTCAAGCCTCGCAAGGCTTGAGTGATTTTATTTAGCCAACTCATTTTTTTCTTCCTTTTTCAATTTTTTGCAAAATATTTTGCATAGGTGCTTGACGGTTTAGGCGGTTAGGGGTATTCTTTTATTCAAGGTCTCAAAAGCCTTATAAACAGCGGTTAATTCACCCCGTTAGCGTGATTTTTTTGTACCTGCGATTTACAAGCGGTCAAAAAGTAACAAATTTTTCAATGGTCGGCAGTGCGAAGAATACAATACCGCAAGGGAATAATTCCGCCTGACTGTTTACAGGTTTTGAGCTGCCGACCGCCCGATTTTCGGGATTTCCATCAAAAGGAATAAACAGATGCCAATTCAAACTTTCTCTGGCGTAATCGCCAACCAATCTACTCTTCTTGTTAATGCCCGTGAATTACACGAACGCCTACAAATTTGCACCCGTTTTGATATTTGGATTCAACGTAGAATTTCTGAATATAACTTCGTTGAAAACCTTGATTTCATCGAACGATCAACTTTGAACAATCGTGGATTTTTCAAGACTGAAACAAAGGACTACCACCTTACCCTCGATATGGCAAAAGAGCTTTGCATGCTTGAACGCTCCGAACTCGGTCGCCAAGCTCGCCGTTATTTCATCGAGCAAGAGAAAGAAGCCAAACGCCTTGCCGAGCAAAACGCCAAACTACTTGCCAGCATTCCGCCATTTTTGTTAAGCAACCCAGACCAAACGGCAATGTTGATTGGGCGTGCACACCAAGCCTTTTTCTTAACCTATCCAGAGACAAAAGACATTTTGCGTTACCGTGAAATGGGGCTAACCAACCCCGAAATTGCCAAACTCTTAGGGCTAAGCAAAAACACTATCGAACGTCGCTTAACTAAAATGTTTGAGCTTGGTTTAACCGAACGCCGTCAAGCGGTGAATACTCAACTTTCACTTGGTTTTATGGCATAAGGGGGCGAGTTATGGAAAATCCTATTGTACAAGAACGTTTCACAGGTATTACCAATGCACTCTATAGCCTCAGCCATATGATTGAAATTGTTGGCGATACGGAAGACCAAATCACACTCTACGAGTTATCTGCCCTTTTAAAATTAATGGCTGATGGTGTACTTTATCGTAGACAGCTCACTAAATTAGGTGCAGATAACTAACCTTTTGCCCCGTCTTGCACGGGGCTTTTTAATGCCTCCAACGCCCGCCGGAAACATCCGCCCAGTCATCAAAATCATCACCACTAAAGCCCCCATCATCAAAGCCGTCTTTAAGCGAAATCCATTCCATCGGGGCAGACGAACTCACGGCATTACGCCACAGCATTTCCAACGCATCAGGTCCATCATCGTGGTCGGCTTTTGGGAAGTGTCGCAACTGGCTTTCTAGCGTACTTTGTGAGCGGTGCAGTAAAATCAAGCCATTTGCAATATGCGGCTGTAAACTCTCAATACGCAACATCTTGTCGCTATTCGGCTTAGTTGCCGTCGCAGGCACTGGCACGCCCCGTTGTGCCGAGCGTTTCACTAATTCCGTGGCTAAAAACTCTTGGAACTGTACCGTTTCCACAAACCAACGGTGGCAGTGGTATTGGCTCTGCATGCGGATCACATCTTCAATAATCAAATCAGGTAAACGCTTTTTAATTTGGGCTTCCACCACATAGAGCTTACCTGTCTCTCTGTGATACCCGCCCACTAAAATCGCCGAGGGGTCACGGCTTGCCCCTGCTTTACCCATTGACGGGTCAAGCGAACCGAAATAAATCAAATCAGGTGGCAATTCCGTCCAATACTGCAACGAGTTCGCAAAAATCGCATCATCGCCTGAAACAGGGTCATTTTGGTATTCTGAATCAAAGGCAGCGTGTCCATCACTGGCACGGATTTTCATCAAATACAAAATCGGGCAAGCGAGCCACGAAACAATCGCCCCTTTGTCCATTTCTGCCTTGTGTTGCTGATAGAACAAATCGGAAAGGCTGTCATCATCGCCCTCTTCCGAAAGGTAGATATTCTCCCACTCATCCCACAGCACCATATTGTCAGGCATTCGCAAAATCGCTTTAAAACGCACCCGCTTCCAGCCTTTGGTATTCAGCACACGGTTTAACACGCTGTCATAATGCAAAATGGTGCCGACATAAATCACATCGTACTTTTCGCCAGCCGCACCGAGCTTTAACACCGCTTTTAAAATCCAATCGTGCAATTTGTTACGTTGCTCAGGTGTTCGCACGCTTTCATCGTTTTCAATATCGTCCAGTACCATTAAATCAGGACGATAAGCCCCGTGGCGACGACCACGCAATTTCTGCCCTGCACCGACCGCTTCCACCTTCTGATTTTTACTGGTGATAATCGCCCCCGAACGCCACACTTTGCCTTGTGTCAGTTCAGGGAAATCGACCGCAAGGCGTGGGTTGCTCTCAATCTCCACCTTGATGGCTTCGAGCATGCCATAAGACTGTTCACGGGTGTCCATCGCAATAATGATGTAGCGTTTTAAATCGCACACCATACACCAGAGCGGAAAGAGCTGGGTGCAGATGGTCGATTTCGCCTCACCACGCGGTGCGGCAATGGCTTGACGTACCGATTTTTGACTATCCGCCACCGATTCAGGCAAGTTTTTGAATAAGTACTCGTGCAACTGTGATTTATGCTGGGATCGCACATAGTGCGGGAAATACTGTTGCACAAAAAATTCAAAGCCCGTTTCTTTATCAAGCACCTTTTGACGGCGTGCCACAATCGCCTCAGGCGTATCGTCCCAGCCTTCAAAAGCGGCTTCGATATTGCGTTGAAGTGTAGATCGCAGTTTTTCCAGTTGCAGTTCAAATTCTTTGGTTTTCATTGTTTAAACTTGTTTTAAATTCACTATAAAACCCCTCTTTAGCAAAGAGGGGAGTTAGTTATTTAAATTCCTTTTTTACCAACACTTCCAACTCATCAAACAGCTCAATAAACTCTGCCAATAAATGCGGTTTTCGGCTTTTGACCAGATTTGCCACCATCTCAATCGTTCGCATTGCCGTAGCAAGGGCAGAGGTTTCAGGCAACAGTTTCTTACTCGAAGCGGTCATTTTTGCAAACGAATCTGCAAGGGCAGAAAGGGCTTCCACTTTATCTGCGGTTGCCATCTCGCTGTTTTCTTCTAACTCAGTCATTAAGGTGCGATACTTAATCAAAAAGCCTGCCAGCAAGCCTTGTGCAATATGCTCAATCCCACCACTTGCCATCACATGTACATCGCGTGCTTTCTCCCAGTTATCGCCCGACTGCTCTGCTTGTGCTTTCCAGCGACGAGCCGTACCAAATGCCACGCCTGCTTTCTCTGCCGCTTTCTCAAGGCTTAAACGGTCGAACACATAATAAGCTCGCACCGCCTTTTGCACTTCCACATCGTGTGCCATCAAGCCCCCTTACATACCGAGTTTGGCTCGCATCAGCTCAAAACCAACCGTCACCAAACCGCCTCCAATACCACCTGCAATCAATGCCGAGCGGCGATTTTTGCGTGCCATCTCATCGACCAAGCGTTGAGTTTTCAGCACCTCACGGCGTAAAATTTCAATCTCTTCGTTCTGCTTATCCACTTTCTCATTGATTTCAGAGACTGCCCCCAAAATCAAATCCAGCTTTTCCGAATCCGTGCGTTTTTCCTTTCTACGACCCATTATTTATCCACCTTTTTGTCCAATTTATTGCTAATTTCGTGAAGTTGGTGCAACACGTCATCTAGCTTCTCTTTAATGCCCTGATTGACCGTTTGTGCCAGCTCTTTCGATTGATATTTGCTTTCCATTTCCTGCTTAAGTTCTTTGATGTTCTGCTCATTACGAGTAATGCGGTCAAACACCACCTTAATGCAAAAACCAATTAAAGGAGCAACGACAAACGACACCAACATCTGGAATAGTTTTTCATCAATCATCACGTCTCCCCTGCTTAATTGCCGCTTTCAAATAATCACGGCGTTCAGCCACCACAGGTTTCTGCTGACGAAATTGACGTTTTGCCCACCAACGTTTAAGGCGATGCAGTAACTTTTTCATCACACACCTCCTTATAAGTCAGATTGTGAGCCAGAATCTGACGTTTCGTTTTCTCTGTGTCCGCACGACTGGGATAAATCAGCCCGAACGCACTGCACCCCGTCACTACCACTGTCTCTGAACCAACCGTGTTGCTGCAACTGCTCATCAACACCACTAGTACTAATACGGTGAGAGCTTTCTTGGTTTTGTCGGTAAGTTTTCGCATTTCGAACCTCTGCATTTTTCTGACGAATTTCCACCGCTTGACGGCGATTTTTCTCTTCCAATTCTTCATGTGCTTTAAATAAGCGGTCGATTTCTTGTTGAGCTTTACGAATTTTATAAGTAGCAAAGCCCGCTAAACCTAAAACCACCAACGCCCCTGCACCAAACAGACTAAGAACGCTCATAATCATTCTCCTCACGGCGTTTGATTGCCGACACCACGCCTTTTGTCGCAGGGCTACCTAGCACACAAATTCCCGCATAAGCAAACCACCAATCGGAAATAAACGCCTTATCTACCCAATAAGCGTGAATCAAAATACCCGTCAATACCAACCAACTGATAAACTGAATAAACCCTGTTGTACTGGCACGCCCGTCCGAATTCGTTAAGAGATCAAATAAAAATTCCTTCATTATTACTCCCCATTGTCCTGTGCGGCATAAACAAGATTGCCCGCCATACGGTTAATCCAGCCCTTACCAAAAGCATTAAAATTGGATAAACGGGTATAGAATTTCAAACGCTCTGCCACCAAACGCATTAAAGTGTCATTCAGCGACTGATTTTCCACCGCTTGCAAAGTCAGCTTGCCAATTACGCCATCATCTAACACTCCCACCGCACGCTGAAGCATACGTGCCGCATTCCCCGCCCCGTGGTTCACACACGCATCAAAAAACTGGAATGCCAACGCAGACGGAAAATGCTCACACTGATAACGCTGCCAAAATGCCTGCTTATAAATCTCAAACGCCTGCACACGTTTCATCTGACGCATATCACCTAAATAGCCATTCTCGCGAGCGGTTCGCTTGGTAATCCCCCAATTCGTCTCACCCCCTGTATCACGTGGATCATTTGCATATCCGCCCTCGTGACCAATCACACGGTCAAAAATCTGCTGAAAAGTTAAAGTTTGTTGCATAAAAATAGCCTCTAGTTAAAAACAACTAGAGGCTATTTTGAATAATGGGAAGGTTATTTTATAAAAGATAGGGTTCAACAAAGAAAACCAATCACTCTCTTTTGTAAAGAGGGGTTAGGGGAGATTTTGAAATTAGGGGAAATTTTGAAATTCACAGGATTTCGGGGAACTCAAAACAACATCGCCTGCTTATGCGTAGGTACACGACGAAACGAATAAACAATCTCCCACCCGTGTCTATCCGACAATTTATATTTACGGCAAAGCTCAATCATCGCCGCACGACCGCTTTTACCCGATTTAGTCAACGCCAAAAAGTCCGCATTAAATGCCCGATTACGCAACACCCGCAACGCTACTTCACATTTTGGCAAATAGAAATAAGCGGCTTGATAGTATTCAGTCAATTTCTTCGCCAACTCCTCGCCAATTGCCGACACCACCCATTCATAATCCAACCCATTACGCGTTAAATAAAACCCCGTGCCACCAAAACTTTTCACTAATGCAACGGCTGCAGGTAACCCAATCACTTCAACAATCTCTTTCACCGTCTCAGGCAAATACACTTCAACATCTTCAAACTCACACATAAAAAACCACCTATCAGACTCAATTTTCGCGAAATATATCAGACAATTTTTTAATTTGTGAACGTTTTTGCGAAAAAATTTGCAAATTTTGCATAAAAAAAGACCGCTTGAAAGCGGTCTTGGATTCATTCAAATTTTATTTACTCTTGATAGGAAATCTCCAAGCTTTATAGCCGTATTCCCAAGCATCTAGCCAGCGGGGTTCGCCTTTTTGCATAGAGCCTTTCACTAAACGAAAACGGCAGAAACGGTATCCGCCTTCAGTATGGGTTTCCTGAGTAATTTTATTTTTTCTCATGGATTTTACCTTTATAAGAAAAAATCCCTTGAAAAAATCACGAAAACGAGTAGAATTCTATGCCAATTATCATTTATTGAATTGTCAATACTTGACAAATAAAAATCACTCATTCCTTGAAGTTATCAAGGGATTTCGTGGTGATGGTCGTTATATATTAGTCGTCAAACTAGGGTATATAATAACCGCTTACATTAAGCCTCAGAGGTTGCAGCCTTTGAGGCTTTTCCTTTTATGCGTGGATATTCCCACAGCACTTTGCATAATAAACCTATTCATCGATCAAATCAAGTGAATTGATCGATAAAATCTCTCAAAATCGCCCTAAATAAAACGGAGCGTGGAGAAAAGAATACTTGTCAAGACTAGTTCCATCTTTCAGCTAAATACGCTCAGAATCGCTCTCATTGCGTTTCTTGCAAAATATTTTGCATAACCATACATTTATCCAGTAAATAAAAAAGACCGCTTAAAAGCGGTCTTAAAATTAGAATCTTTCTGCAGGTCTGTCATCAATTGTACTAATCTTAGTGTGAGGAACAGTGAATATAAGCTCAAGACTATACATTCCTTTGTAATTTTCGACATTCATTTCAACAAAACGAATATCAGATGGAACTTTAGAAAAAATATCTTTCGTAGATGTAAATTTTTGACGGCTTTTCAGTAATTTTTGCATCTTCGAATGTTCGGTATAGTAAAGTGTAGCTTTATTAGTTTTATCTGATACAAGCTCTAGTGCATCAAGTTTTTTGGAGGCTTCATCATCTGAAGATTTACGTCCACCATTAGAGAAAATCTCATCATAGATATTAAAGCTGCCTTCGCTATCTTTGATCTCGTAAAGCTCAAACCCAGATTTAATCATTCCCCTAAATAACTCTAAATATGTGTCTCTATTAACGGTTTCAGTGGTTTTTAGCACAATCTTATAGCTTCTATTTTTTTCAAAAAAAACCAAAATGTTTAAAGGTATGCCATACAAATCTTCAGCACCACGGTCGGCACAGAGTTTATCTTCCCCCATATTAAATTGACATTCACCAAACTGCCTGAATTTTTTTTGAAATTCGGTTTTATGCATATCAAAAGGGTAATTCTTAAAAATTTTTATTGGTTCGCTCTCAAACATACCCGCTTGAACTGAGCAAGATAGTAATAAAAAAGCTGCAAGTAACTTCTTCATTTTAGACCTCATTTAAAAAAACTCTCACACTAAGCCCCATCGGGGCTGATTTATGCGTAACCTATGGCGAGAGCCATAGGGACGATCGCAAAACTACCACAAAAAAAGCCCGCTATAAAGCAGGCTTCTCTCTTACAACTTAAATTTCTTCGACAAAATCACTTTCACAATGGTTCTATTTTGTCCGTGTCGCACATAACATCGTGCCACACCTTTCACAGCTCTTAACTTCCGCAATTTTCCATAATCTAGTTGCCCTCTTAAATTCCCCTCAACCCTCATAATCATGACGACTCTTGTTTGAGGCGTTAAGGCTAACACTGCTGGCGCATTCATCTCTTTTGCCATATTGTTAATAATCGCTTTACTACTTACAGTCATTTTCTTCTCCTTATTTCACCCTTTCCCCATGCCGTTTCGCCATCACCGCAAACATCTGCACAATCTTCCTCAACTGGTCTTCTGTACACCACTGCAAGCGGTCAATTCCGAACGACTTTTTACACATTGCGTGGGCATAATGCCACGGCTTCTTATTCACCGTCAAAAAGGCTTCAATCTTATCCATATAACGCTTACGCACCGCATTGTCTGCCGCCTTACCCACATCAGGGCGCTTACCGTATCGTTTACTTTTAACCTTAAACCCTCTTGCCTGCATTGCTTGCAACACCTGCATCAGTTCGCTATCACTCATCACGCTGCAGCTGTGTTTATCTACCGTTTCCAACAAAAAACGAGTGTAGCATTCTCTATCCATTTTCAGTTCAGTCTTGCCAATATGGATTTTCTGAATCATCTGCTTTCTAGTTTGTGGTTGCATTGCCTTTTTCCTCCTGATATTTCAGCCAAATCTGGTAGCTTTCCGTACCTTTTACTGCCTCCAACTGCCCCAATAATCTCATTCGCTCAACATATTGGATTGCATCGTGCTTTTTGTTCGCCTCAATCGCCTCTTGGCTTTTCTCTTTCCGCCCCCCTTCGTTTTGCACCACCGCAAACTGCGGCTTCACGCTCTCATACACCTTTTTCAGGTAATTATGATTAGCAAGCGGCTCAATACGCCCACTTTCACGCCGATTACGTCGTACTTGCTCCACCGTATCACTCAACGCTTTCGCCAACACATTCGAGCAAGGATAAATTTCAAGCAAACTTTGCAAAATCCGCAACGCCCGACTATTTGAAAGCGTGCTCTTCACAGGCTTAAACAGCCCCAAATACGCCACCATCGGACGGCTACAGCCAGCCGTCAATTCAGTAATCACCTTTAATAACTCCCGACCTGCCTCATCTTCCACTAACGCCTCCAGCGTTAAATCCGAATGGCAAATCGGGCAACGGCAGAGCTTCATTCGTCCTCCTCAAAATAAATATCATCTACATCAGGATCTACCACATAGACTAAAGAAACTCTAAAAACAGCATATTTTTTTGCCCCTTGTTCTTTTACTGCGATAAAAACAAAATCCCCTTCCTCTTCAACCCATTGCCAAAAATTTTCTCTAAAAACCGCTTTTGCAACAGCATCTTTTGAGAAAAAAACACTGCTGTCGTAAAATGATGTCCAGCCGTTTTTTTCAACTGCTTGCATTATTTCTTCTTTAGTAGGTTCTTCATCTTCCACTTCGTCAATGAGTAGCCATTCATATCTTTCCACCTTCATCTTTTACCCCCTTGCCAACCGCATTCTCATCATCGGTAACTGATCTGCCACATTGCCCACAAAAATAGCGGCATGCACAAACTCCCCTTTAAACAGCGATTTTTGTGCCTCTTTTAACTGCACAATCATCTGATTAAGCTGATATTCCAGCTCACTTTTTCTTGTATCGGTCATCATAATGCCCTCTTGGTTAATCAAAACATATTACAAACGCCCTTCGAACCATCCCCCTCTTTTGCAAAGAGGGGTTAGGGGAGATTTTGTAAAGAGCGTTTAAATCCGCTTTAATCTTGTTCTAAAATCAGCACCGCAAAGGTCAGCACCATTGCTACCGCTAAACAAATAATTGGAATCATCATCACGCCACCTGCTCAAACGGCTTAATCACAAAATCTTCCACGCCTGTTTTAATCGTCACCCCTGCAATCCCTTTCGCGACATCAGGCTCATTGAGCAACGCTTCCTTGTTGATTTCTTGTTTAGTGCGAATAAAGCGGTCGAAACCCATGCGTTGCAAGAATTCCATCACCGCTTCCGCCCCGCGAATGGTGACTGAAGGTGGACGTTGTCGCCATTGCACTTCGCCTGTCACAAAGTTTGCCGTTTTAGTTTTGCCAAATTCGGTCAGCTCATCACGGTTCGCCTCGCAGTATTCCTGCACCGCCTTTTGCAATGGTTCAATCTCTTTCTCAAGACTTTTCAACTGCGGTGCATATTGCTCACTCGTTGCCCCAATCTTGTCGTTCATCTCGGTGGTTAAGCGAGTATGCTCTCGACTTAAATCGCCAATCTCTTTAATCGCACTTTGCACCTGCTCAATGCTCACAAAACGCAACTTAGCTGGTTGCTTTACTCTCGTTGCCATAAGTTCTCCTTAATGTTTGCGGTGGGAAAAATTCACAGGTTCTTGCTCGGCTTCCCACACGCATTTCACGCCTCGCACCTGCATTTGATATAAATCAAACCGCTTGCCACCTTTACTGGTTGAGCCATACTGTCTTGCCTTGCCCGAAAGCATCATCTGCTTCGTTTTCGCATTATGTTGCAATACCAAACGCGGCAAATACCCCAACCCCCATTCCACTTTCAACACCTCAAGCGAAAGTTCCTCACACTCAAGGGCAGCAATCTCAAGCCCTACTAACGCTTCATAAACCGCCTTATTATTTCGGCTCATATAACAGCTACCAATTTCACTAAATACCTTGCTCATCTTCTTACTCCCACTTCGTGTCTGCCTAATTTCACAATCTGCAAGCCCCGTTTTTGAGCCTGATAACTTGGTGTCGCCAGTTTTCGCACCGTACTCACCGCAATATTCATTGTTAAAGCCACTTCCAACGCTGTGCCATCCATTACATATTTATCGCCCGCATAAGCCGCATAAGTTTGTCGCTTCGCCATGGTTGCCTCCTGCTCATCTAGTTAATCAACATCTTCGCAAAGTGGTTAATCAACGCCGCATCAATCTCACGCCCGTTAATCTGTGCAGTTCGCACCACCCCACGCATCAATTTACTTAATCGACGTGCATTACCGTGGCTGGCAGGAATAAGCTGATCGTTAAATTCATCGGTTCCCATCGCACGAGTTGCTAACAAGCCCAAATCGTTCTCACACAACGCATTGCCAAGGTCTAACGCAAATGCCACGCGACTATATAACTGGGCAAGCTCATTATTTTTACCCTTCAAGTTCACTAATAATCTCGGCATACCTGCCAACACCACGCCCACACCCGTTAAATCGTGAATACGGCGGATAAATTCCAGCGAACGGGTCGAAAGTAATTCAGCTTCATCAATCAGCAACAAGCGGTTCGAATTCGCCAACTTTTGCACAATCCCATCTAGCAACTCATTGTTAATCCCACGACTATTCGCCCCCACCGCATCGCTGATTTTCTTGAGTAATACCTTCGGCGTACAACTCGGATCAACCTCAATCAACACTGCTGAACTATTCTCTTTCGCATACTGCTTCATCATCTGCGTTTTACCTAAGCCAGCAGCCCCATAAATCACATTGATTTCACCATCTGCATGGGCATATTTCATAATCTCCATACCACGACGAGCTACCAACGTTGGCACAAACTCCGCCGAGTATTTCGCCTCACTAGTTTTTTGCTGACACAACGCTATCAGCTCATCAGTTTTCGCATCAAGCTCACTCGTATCCGTCGGATATTTCCCATTTAAATACTGACTAATCGTCGTAATCGACTTGCCAAAATGCTGTGCCACTTGTTTTTGGCTCCAGCCCTTCTGCTCCATAAATTGTTTAAGTTCTAGGTTTTTCATTGTGAACCTCGCTATAATTTGGTTTTAAAATTGGTTTAAATAAGGAATTTGTTATGTCTCTTTCTCAACTTGAAGCTCGTCTCTCTGCACTTGAAACAGAGGTTGAAGGTTTAAAAGATGAAGCTATGTATCTTCGTGCCATACTTGCCGATCTGATTTATTCAGCCATCAAACAAGATAAATTCAATCCCGAATTTCTCGTTAAGCAATTGCAAAGTTACAAACACGCTCCGTATAGCTGGATTAGCTGTAAAGAGGAAAATCCTGCTATGTACGTTCGTCATCTGAGCATTCTAAAAGAGCTTGCTGACGCAATTTTTGAAGGCGTAGAGGTTCGTAATAAGCCTCAAAAGGACGCTCCTCTTGCCACAGAACTAGCGGAGGTGCGACTTTATCTTCAACAGGAACTAACCTTGCATCAATCAGGGCGTTAACTCGCTCCTCAATTGCCTTCGCCCGAGCCAAAATGCTTTTAGCGGCTTCTTTGCTAAATTCATTTTGGCTATGGCGTACTCTTAAATACCCCATCAATAATTGTCTAAATTCTTGTCCAAGCTCACGGGCTTCGTGCATTTCTGTGCTATACATTTTTCAATCCTCTTTTACCCAAAGGCTCTCTGTTGTTCTTCCCACTCTTCTTTTTCCGCCTGTGTCAGAAAAATCGGTGTGGCTTGTTTTGCTTGCTTTGCTGCCACCGTCGGCACAAAACTAAATTCAGGGGCTTGCTCAATTGTCCGAATAGGGTTTAATTCCGCTTGAATTTCATCAATCTGCTCTTGTTTAAGCTTCATTCGACGGTTAAAGCGTTCCTCTCTCGCTTTATCCACAAAGGCTTGCGGGAATGCTGCACGGGTATTGCCATCGAATATCGCCTCACAGAGAAATCGCCCATCTAAATGCCGTACAATCACACTTTCCGCATTGTGAATATCAAAACTCACCGCCACTTTCTCACCGTCCACCTCAATCAATTTCTGATGAAAGTAATTATTCGTAAACACTGATAACCAACCACGCTGAGCCGTCCGAATAACCTGCGGTCTAAACATATCGCGGGCTTCCACCGCGGTGATATGCACTAGCTCAACGCCTGCTAAAAGTTGCTGTCGCTTACGGGCGGGCGTCATGCCAATCTCTCGGTGGATATGATGGTTGTTGTACCACTCAATCCCCACCTCCACCGCATCAATAAACTGCTTCCAACTTGGCAATTTGCCCTTCGCTTTCTGCTGTTTATCTGTCAGCACCGTTTTCCCTGCACGCACCGCCTTCTCTAAACTTACTACCCCCGTGCTAACCTGCCGCACCGTCTCACGGTCAGCCCCACGCCCGTGGTAGGTCTGAAATTGGCGAGCAATTCGCAGTGCAATCGTCTGGTTTACTCGCTCAATAATCCCACGTCCTTGTGGATTCCCTGGTATCCCCGTTTGATGGTTAATCCCCAGTCTTGGCAAAATCCCCGTAATATCCGCATCAAGTGTCCAGTTCTTTTCACCACCCCCGTTATCCGAGTAATAAATCGCTGGAATACCGTGTCGCTCAATGCCATAGCGGATCGCATCTGCCACTGCTATACAGTTCTCCGCTAAACTCACCGACCACCCCACAATAAAACGACTTGCCGTGTCCATTACCATCGTTAGCTCAGGCACAAACGGTCGTCCGTGGTCAGGGTGTGCTACCTTCATCTTCATTGAGTGACCATCGCCTACCCACACATCATTTGCTTTCAACATCGACCAATCACGCTTCACATAAGTATTCATCGCTCTCAGCTCAGCCCCTGTTTTTCGCCCAATCGCCTTAAATAACTTGCTAAATTTACTCATTACCCGACGCACTTGGTGCAAGCTAGGCATCAAGCCCAACCATAACGGCTGTTCTGCATAAGCCGTCTGCCACCGCCACACAAATTCCTGATAAGCCTCCGTCACATTCACGCCATTCGTATTGCGATACACCGCTAAAAACTCAGGTAACCAGTTCAACTCAGCCACATCGCAAGGCTGACGCACTCTCGGAGCAAGATTTTTCAACCGATCTTCAGGCGTATTTGCCGTTTTATAATCCTTGATCCAGGTTTTTAACGTTCTAGGCGACACCGTTCTTTTCTCACTTGGTTTCGCATTTGCCTTTTTCAAACATGCCTGCATCTCAGGCGGCAACTCACCTTTTTTCGCAAGTTCACAGAAAAAGTTAACCGCTTGCTCTTGACTCATACCGCCATCTTGCAACGCAAGAATCTTGGTCACCACTACGCCCTTTGCATCAGAAATTTCCCGCTGTTTCGAGGTCAAAGTACTTACCTCAATCTCGGCTCTTACCACAGGCAACCGTGGTTTTTCTTTCATCACCGCCACGGCAAAGCGTGAGCGTAGTTCGGTTTGAATTTCTTGTGGCAAACTGGCTAATTCATATTCCACCCCACCGCCACGACCTTGCCGTTTTTGGGATTTCCAGTTTTCTCGTTTGGCTTGTTCCCAAATATTTTTAGGTGCTGAAGGAAGTGTTTTTAGCTTTAAGTTTGCTAATTCATACACCGAATAATGTGTTTTTAAGTTTTGATTATCCATAAATGTTCCTTTTTATAACTTTTACGGTTAGAATCAGTACTTCTGTTGTAATGTTGGTCTTCTATTTCGTTCAGCAAAACGACCAGCCCAGATAATTTCAGGCGGAACACCAATCGCATTTGCAACTAAACGTTCCATTTTCGGATAAGATTTGTCCAAAACTGTTTTTAATGTGTTGTAGCTGACCTGTCCTTCTTTTGCCAAAGAACGAAGCGACCAACCATTCTTTTTTAATTCCGCAAGGATATCGGCTCGATGCCAATCCTGTTCCGCGGTTTTTTTTGATTTTTCTAATACACTCATTTAATACACCTTTTTTGTTGTATCTGATGTAGTGTATATTATCCGTAATAGTTGCATAATGCAACTATAAAATGCACCGTAATAGTTCTAATTGCTTATATTTTAAGCATTGATTTTACTTTTTTGAATAAAACAAAGACTTAAATCATTCTATTACGGGTAATTATTTGTTTTTAATTTCGTAATAGTTGTAATAATTCAACTATTACGGTGAAAGAGGTTAGTATGCAGTACCAAAATCAAGACAATTTCCCAGAAAGAATCGAATATCTAGTAAACAAACTGAATGGACCAAGCGAATTCGCTCGAAAGACAGGAGTGACGCTTTCTACCATCACAAGATGGCGTAAAGGCGAAGCAGATCCATCTCGTTCTAATTTAGTGAAAATTGCCGAAGTGACTGGCGTAAGCATTGAATGGCTTGCCACAGGCAAAGAGCAAGAAGAAAAAACAACAACAGAAAAACCGACAGGAAGCCTTGTCAGCCGTGCGTTTGAGAGAATGCAAGAGTTGCTAGATGAGGGCGTGAGTATGGTGGACTGTTATAGTTCTATCAACGTTTCAGCAGGCTTTGGCAGCTTTAACGAAGGGGCAACAGAAGCCGATGGGCAAGAGCCTTATTCAGACAGCCTATTATGCAGTTTAGGCGTAAAAGCGGAAAAATGTGCCGTATTTTGGGCAAACGGTAATTCAATGTTACCCACCATCAACGACGGCGACCAGATGTTGGTAGATTTTAGCCGCAAAGAAATACAAGGCGACCGCATTTACCTTGTTCAAAACGGCGAAAGCGTGTGGGTAAAACGTGTGAAAATGGAATGGGACGGCATTTCGCTTATCAGCGATAACAAAGAAGAGTACCCGCCAATTAGTATTAAAGGCTCAGATGCCCAGCATTTACAGATTATCGGGCAAGTGGTGCATATTGGGCATAGCCTGATTTAAAATTTTAAAATCTTTTAAAAACCATTTAAAACCTGCTCAAACCTATGCAAAAAATAGTGCAAAATTGCCCATTTTTTTACTATTCCTGCTCATTTTATTTTTTGCATAGCCCAAAATCAAAAAAATGCGGCAAGCCTTGTATTTCATAGCCCCTCCGCATTTTTTCATCCCAAATTTTTTTCTCTTTCCCTATGCAAAAAAGATCACTACCCCACATAATACTATTGGTAGTTGCTTATAGTTTTTTCAGATATATGCCTAAAGCCTTTTTACTGTAAGGCTTTAGACACTTTTTTAGCAATTTATCCTATTTTTACAACCCAGCCTTAAGACTAGCTTCAATGAACTTATCTAAATCTCCATCAAGCACAGCTTGGGTGTTGCGGTTTTCCACACCTGTGCGTAGATCTTTGATACGGCTGTCATCTAACACATACGAGCGAATTTGGCTGCCCCAACCGATGTCAGATTTACTCTCTTCCATCGCTTGTTTTTCGGCATTTTTCTTCATCATTTCCATCTCAAACAATTTCGCTTTTAGCTGTTTCATTGCCTGATCTTTATTTTGATGTTGTGAACGACCGTTCTGACATTGCACCACAATCCCCGATGGCATATGGGTAATTCGCACCGCAGATTCGGTTTTATTCACGTGCTGACCACCCGCTCCTGAAGCACGATAAACGTCGATACGTAAATCCGCAGGGTTGATTTCGATATCAATATCATCATCAATTTCAG